ACGCAGTCGCTGGTCGTGACATGGGTGAGAGGGTTGGGTATGGCGCACCTACAGAAACAACCATGAAGCCTAAACCTAGAATACCCACAAGTGAAACGTCTATTAATGATCTTCCAGATATGTCTATGCAGCCAATAGAAGGTGTAACAGTACCATATACTAATCCATATGCTGTTGGTGGTGGTTTTGAGGCTACAGCGCCATCTGCAACAGGAAATACAGATGTGCAGTCAGGGTTAAACACAGAAAATTCCACTCAGCAAAGTCCAATTAGCAACGATACTAATGCACGACTGCAAATATTTAATCAATTAATGAATACAGTGCCTGCTGGTGAAAGTTTTGAAAATACCCAAAAATATGCTGATGATATTTTGTATGATAAAACAAGATTGACTTTCGATGATTGGTTGCGGTTGCAATAAAAATGCCAAAAGAAAAAGACCCTAGATTAAAACGTGCTGGTGTAGAGGGCTTTAACAAACCTAAACGTACACCTAACCACAAAACTAAGTCACATATTGTCGTAGCAAAAGAAGGTGACAAAGTTAAAACTATACGCTTTGGTCAACAAGGCAAAACTGGCGATAAAAAAATGACAAAACGTGCAAAGTCATTTAAAGCAAGGCATGCAAAGAATATAGCTAAAGGCAAAATGTCAGCAGCATATTGGGCTAACAAGGTTAAATGGTAATGGCTGAAGGCATTATAGATTTTTTCTCTAGGGAAGCTGGGCAACGCAGACGCAGAGCATTAGATGAAGCTATCGGTGGTTTAATAGAATACCTGACACCACCTAATCTACGTCCAGCAGCAGAGTTTGTAGCGCAAGCAAACCCAATACAAGGTATGTCTGACAGTATGACAGCAAGTGGAGTTGTCTTTGATCCTGATGAAACGTTAGAAGCTAGGAAACGTGCAGCGTTAGATATGGGTATGGAAATGGCTTTTGCTTTGACACCTGCTGCACTGGCTGCAAGAGGCTATTTGACACCTGTTCAGGGCGTTATGGAAGGTTTGCTAGGTGGCTCACCTGCACAAAAAGCAATTACAGACGATTTAGTAGAAAGATTTACGCAACCAGGTGAAGTACCAGTTATGGGTAGTGGTTTAGGTGGCGCATACGAAATGATCGGCTCTGATTTGCGTAGAAATATGGGCGATGAACCATCTGCCTTAGAAGTTATGGGTAAAGAAGATCAGGGAAAAGGCTCTGGTTTTTCTAATATGAAAGCACAACGCTCAAGCATTATAGATGACCATTATAGTAAAGGTTTATTGTCAACAGAAATGACATCACCAGAAACGTTAACGTTTAATGATCTGGCTGGGAAAACTGTAATGGGTTTAGTTGGTGATCCAACAGCAAGAAAAACAGTGACACAAATAGGTAATTTACGGTTACCTAATCCAGTAGATGTGCAAGCTGGTGCAGAATTTATGGATATATATGGATATGCATCTGCAAGATCAGCAATGTCATCACAATTAAAAGAAGCTGCAAGTAGTGAAGATGCATTTTTTACGTTTCTGCAAATGGGCGATAAGTCAGGAGATTTTGCAAAACATACTGGAGACGCTGTCGGAGAAGCATTCAAAGCAGCCATGACAAGTAACAGCAATCCGATATTACGTGATAAAATTCCTGAAATAGACGCACATATTAGAAAAATTGGCGTATCAAAAAGCGACAAAGTTTTAGATAAAGATGGTAACGAAATACTTACTGCAAAAGGTAATCCTAAAACTAAAAGCTACACAGTTTATCCATTTGAAGATTTTAAATCTATAGCAGACCCAAATTACATGGCTGAATATATTGCTAATATTCCGACAGGGTCAGAACGTGCAGCATTCATAAAAGGTTTAGATAGGGACGCATTGCAGAAAGCTGGTGTGCCAAATATAGGTCAAATTAGAGTGGCGTTAGCTAATCCAGATTTAATTGGTAGAGATTTTTTAACTGCTGGTTATCGTGGTTTTTTTCCTGATTATGACAAAGGATTGATGCCAACAACTCCAGATATTCACAGCACCTACGACACTTACATTGATAAAATTGGAGCATCATATAATTTAGATCAAGGTGGTGGTGGTGTGCCAGCAAATCTATTATTTGTTGATAAGGCTGAAATGCAACGTGCCAAAGGCACTGGTGGTTTACTTGTTCCAACGTCAGCAGATTATAAGCAATACGAAATGTCACCAGCAGCATCAAAACAAGTTATGGATGATCGCGCAGTAGAATTGGCTGATACTTTTGTGGAAATAGAAAAAAGATTTGGGCGTGGTGCAGCTTTACGTTTTGCTAATGATCTTCTTTCAGGTGGAAGAATTAGTGGAAGTATGATAGATAGTGCAAGGAAAGCTAATGCACCAGGGGTATTTTAGGAGCTAGAAATGGCAATAACAACATTCAGTGAACTTAAAGCAGCTCTTGCAAATTGGCTTGACAGAGATGATCTTACATCAACAATACCTGATTTTATTTCTTTAGCAGAAAAACAAATAGAGCGTGAAGTGCGGCATTACAAAATGATTGAACGTGCATCAGGTGCGTTAGACAGCCAATACAGCGCAGTCCCAGCAGATTGGTTAGAAACATTACGGTTTAGCATTACAACTGGGAATACATTTGCATTAGAAATGACTACTCTCAGTGATTTAATGACCAGACGTCAAAACGCACAAAACACAACAGGAAGGCCAGAATATTATGCTCACATAGGAGAAGCATTTGAGCTTTTTCCAACTCCTGACACAACGTACACAATGGAGTTAGTCTATTACCAAGAAATACCTAAGTTATCTGATAGCCAAACAACTAATTGGTTATTAACTGATGCACCAGATGCGTATTTATATGGCGCATTGTTGCAAGCTGCGCCCTACTTAGGAGAAGATGAAAGGGTGCAAGTATGGAACGGATTGTACGCAGGTGCAGTAGCCTCATTAAACAGAGCAAGCCTAAAAACGTCACAATCTAGTTCTGGTATGAGAATACAGGTGAACAGTTATTAAAAATAGTGTATAAGTAGCTTAGATAAAACGGAGTTTAAAATGAGTTTTTCAAATTATTTAGAAACAGAAGTGCTTGAATTTGCATTTACTACTTCTGGAGGCACAAGGCCAACGGCTTGGTATTTAGCTTTATTCACGGCTGCGCCTAGCGACAGTGGTGGTGGTACAGAGGTTTCTGGTGGTGCATACGCACGTCAGTCAGTAACATTTACAGTGTCAGGAGATACAGCAAGTAATAACGCTGCTATTGAGTACCCTACTGCGACAGCTAATTACGGTCAAGTTGGTTGGGTTGGTGTCTTTGATGCTTCAACATCTGGAAATCTACTTGCTTGGGCAGCATTAACTAGTGCGAAAACGATAGAAACTGGTGACGTGTTTAGAGTTCCGTCAGGTGATTTAGACATAACACTTAACTAGGGGTCTGTAGATGGCCTACGGTCAGGGTAATTATAGCACTTGGTTTTATGGCGTTGACGGTAGTTACGTCGATGGTGCGTCAACCATTAGTGCAACGGCTACTACTTCCGCAATAGGTCAGGTAACAATTAAAGGCGCATCTGCAATTAGCGCCACTACAACCACATCTGCTTCTTTTTTACGAATTGTCATACGTGCGGTTACAATAAATGTTTTAGCCGACATGACGCCAATAGGTGCTATCAACGCTGCCGCAAAAAGCACAATGACGCCTACAATGACTGCAACAGGATCGGCAGTAAGAGTTGCACAAGGCAGTATTACAGCGACACCTTCACTAACGGTAACTGGAGAAGCGGTTAGAATACAAAATGCAGCAGCAACAGTGGCTGCTTCACTAGCAATAGCAACAGCGCCTAGTGTCCAGTATAACGCTGCATCACAAATATCTCCTACACTGACTATTACAGCCGTAGGAAATCGTGTACAAAGCACTGGAGCAAATGTTTCTGCAACTGCATTATTCGCTGCAACTGCAAGATTAAAATGGGAAGTTATAGTAGATCCAACAGATACATGGACGCCACTGACAGATGATAGCGTGACTTGGACAGAGTTACCAATGAGAGCCGCATAAGGAAAAAAACATGGTTACAACTACGACAGTTTATGGTTTTCAGAAACCTGCGGTTGCAGGAGACGAAGATGCTTGGGGTGGTTATCTAAATAATAACATAGATAAATATGAAAGCATACTCACTGGTAACACGACCATAACAAGCCTTGTGATTACCACAGCCGATATAAACGGTGGTACGTTAGATAATGTTGTGATTGGTGGGTCTACCCCTGCCGCCATTACTGGTACTACAATTACTGGTACGAGCTTGGTTGGGCCGTTAGCAACTGCCGCGCAAACAAACATTACATCACTAGGAACACTAACAACCCTTACTGTAGATGACATTACAATAAATGGCTCAACCATATCTGATGCAGGGAGTCTTACTTTGGATATTGGTAGTGACCTCACTATTGATGCAGGCGGTGGTTATATAAACTTTTTCGATGACGGAACTCCAATACTTTCTTTTGGGAATAGTAGTTCAAATGCCGTAATTCAAGGTAGAGCAAGTGATAAAGATATTATCTTTAAGGGTAATGATGGTGGTTCTACAATTACTCTTCTGACTTTAGATGTTTCAGAAGGAGGGGTAGCTTTATTTAATGCAGGGGGTACGTTTAATGGCGATTTAAATGTTGTTTCTGGTACTGATGCTAAACTAACAATAAACGATGCTATTGGTGAGGTAGGCTCTGGAAACTTAGCTTTTCAAGCGCAAAACACCGCAGGGTC